ACTGCAAGACGAGAAAAAGTTTCTCCAACAAAGAATCGACAAGCTGTTGCAAGAGCAGGCCAGCCACATCATTCGCCAGTCGATTCAACTCCATCTTCCTGCAATGCGCGAATGGCCGTATCGACCTCCGTTGGTACTTGGCGATTTCGACCCGGGGAGTCACGACTTTAGAATGGCCGAAACGCGTTGGAACAAACGACGTCGCGTTGAACAACAGTAACTGTTTTGTTTTTCTTTGTTTCCATTTGTTAAACATTTGTTACATTGGCACTTGGCGATTTCGACCCGGGGAGTCACGACTTTAGAATGGCAGAATTGCGTTGGAACAAACGAAACAAACGAAGTCATGAACAACAGTAACTTTCTTTATTTTTTTTGACAGTTGTAACAATGTTTTACCACAGAGCAAGTTGATACCCATGTTGGATTGTTGGAAGGAGGTCAATTTCAACCGGATTAGAATCATTGAATTTGGCCGAAACGGGTATACCAGTGAACCTGATTAAAGAACATGTACCATCCTCTTGCATATTGTACGGATACACTGATTGAATTGTTGTGGTGGACAGTGTAACCTTTGTTCATATTTGTTACATGAAGCTGAACCACGTGGTAGCATCTTTCTTCTTCTTCTTCTTCGTCGTCTTCGTCGTCTTCTTGGCATCCTGCTGCTTCCGTGGTGTCCTCGCCGTCGGTTGATACGACAAGAACCAGGATTGGTACTCTTCCGAAGTACGGTCCGTCTTCAACTCGGCGAATTTCGCCGCCTTTTGGGCCCGAATCGATTCCAACGTCTCTTGTGTCCCATAACATTGCGGGGTGAATCGCCGCAACAGTCCCTTTTGGGCCAGACGATTCTTTTGCTCCAGTTCAAACAGGAAATTCACCAAACACAATTGGCGATTGCGAAAGGTTGTGTACATCGGCTTGTCCACAAACAAAAATGCCAAATAAAAACTCAATATCGTGTCAATCGTGGCCACACGAATTTTCCGATGATTTATAGTAAGTGTGTTGTAGCTGTGACACGCAATCGGTTTGTAAATGCAGACAATGGTATCTTGACCGACTTTGAATTCCACACTCTCCGGAATCAGTTCCCCCACAGCCTCGTGTTTTATCACCGTGATTGCTGGTGCTGCTGCTGCTGCTGCTGCTCCAGAAGTGACCAACAACAACCGGTCCGACAACATGGCGGCACAGTGTTCCGGATTGTCGTAAATAACGTCAAAGTCGGGATGCTTTTCTATCAACCGTCGACGCGACTTGGGCATGTACCTCGAATACAATGCACTCGCATATCCGCCGAAAAATACGACACCAACTTCTATGAGGACATCCCGCACCGCATCAAACAAGGCGGCTTCTTCTACCTGCGAAGCAATGTGTTTTCGTTCCGGCGAATTTCTTGTGGTTGACATGGGACGTTGAAAAATATCCACGCTGTCGCATCCTTTTGCAGGCATCTTGACGGGATGATGCCGGTTCAACAGGGTCAAACGCTTCAACACTTTTTCCCACCGCGACACGTCGCCTTCGGGACGCGACAATTCCGTGTACATGTTCATCCGCAAGAAATCGGGGGGCACATAATGGATTCCTTCGACCACAATGGCATGCTTCATCAACACCTGAAACAACTCGATGTGAATCTCCGTGATATCTGCGACGGGAATGAAATTCACAAACACCTTGTACGTTCCGTGATGCACCCCTGATTTGGCTTCCACATTGGAATACCCCTCTGCTACATACACGTCGGCCAACTCCTTGGCGTCCCGAATGGCCCGGTGCGAATAAAAGTCGTAATCCGGAACGTCGACGTGGTAATCGTAAAACTGCGCCGTTTTGGGCAAAATGTTGTTGATGGCCGTACCGCCGTAGCACAACAACTTTTTGCGTGCTATGAATTTCTCCACAATGTCAATCATCTTTTGGATTTCCGCTTGGTTCACGAGACGTTTCCCCTGCAACCGTTGACTTTGGTCCACGGCTTGACGCAAAATGGCCAACTCGCAGTCTTCAAAGGTGATGCCCGGTTGTCGACACGCGACGGGGAAATATGTGCGACGATGTGATTGTTTTTTGGGTTCAGTTGGTGATGGTTGTTGGCCGCGTTTTGTTTTCTTCGTTGCCATCCGGCGAGGTAAATATGTAGTAGTAGAAGATCGGGGTCTACTTTACACGTGGATAATTAATTTGATGTTTCATTTTCCGGAAGACCGTTTGATGGCACCAATCGTGTCTGTCAATAACAAAAAGGCCGAGTTCTTCGCATCAAACAGAGATTCGTACGTCTTCAAATTTTCATCCGCAATGTAAAAGGCCTCCAACACAATTTGGGAACTATAATTTGAAATCAAAGGTGGCGCATTGGGATTCGTGACCCCCCCGAAAAATCCTAAAGAGGGCTGCACAATACGCATCAAATACGGTGACGTTGACGACGGCGAATACATTTGCTGCAACAAATTGGCTTCTGAGTATATCGGGACGGTGGGAGTACCCACGTACATGTTGGTCACATCTGCCAAGGTATTGGTCACATCTGCCAAGGTACGAGTCGTGTTCGTCATGTCTTGCGTCGGCGTATACGACGACAGCTGGGGTGCGTTGATGAACAGCACAACTTTGCCCGCCACATCGCTCAATCGCGTGTCGGGGGTCACCTCGAGGGCTTTGGCGGTATCCTTGACCCAGGCCAACTTTCCTTTCAAACCCGCATACAAGACTTCCGATATGGTGTCGTAGTTGGTCGCGTTCGTTTTCAAATGTAACTGCACAAAGACGGGGTCATCCTTGTTGGGCGACGTGTCTGAAAAGGCATTCGACAAAATCGTGGTACAGACACCGGCGAGAGACACGCAATTCAATGACGTCATGGACGAGAAACTGGGGTCGTATATCGCATTCGAGTACCCCACGACCACGGCACCATCCTTCAAAAAGACTTGGAAATCCAACACGCGACATCCACGTGACAGTACTTGGCGAATCATGTCTAAATTGACATAGTTTCCAGTGAGTGCGGAATTGGAAGACGACTTTATCACGGCATTCCGCAAACTCACCATTTCCATCGTCTCCGACATGTTCCGCAGACTCGTACCTTGACCGAATTTCACCTTTTGAAACTCGGCATTCGCAGCAGCCGAGGGTGTATCGTCAAATGCGGGAGACCCTGAAGGCGTGGAAGAGGACGACGTGGTGGTATTGCCCATAATTTTATACATCATGTACACGAACAGTGCCAAAAAAGACAAAAGGACGATGACGTTGAAGAAGGTATTCATTTTTATAGGCGGGACAAAAAATATACTTAAAGTGTAGTGCACCCTTTTTCCAGACACCACCAAACGAACCGACTTTCAGATGCCAGGAGGACTGTTGAACATTGTTTCCATTGGCAACATCAATGCTTTTTTGACGGGAAATCCTTCCAAAACATTTTTCAAAGTGACGTATGCCAAATACACCAATTTTGGACTACAGCGCTTTCGTTTGGATTACGATGGCTCCCGTGAGTTGCGTCTCACGGATTCGTCTAAATTCACATTTAAGATGAAACGACATGCCGATTTGTTGATGGACACTTACGTGGTTGTGACGTTGCCCGACATTTGGAGTCCCGTACATCCACCCACGGAAAACACCAACCAGACCTGGTCTCCCTATGAGTTCCGATGGATTGACCAACTCGGGGCATTGATGATTGAAGACGTTGAAATCTTGGCGGGGTCGTATACCTTGCAAAAGTATTCAGGACAATACATTGCCGCCATGGTGGAACGCGATTTCAATCAGACCAAAAAGGATTTGTTTGACCGCATGTCGGGGAACACGAACGAATTGAATGACCCAGGCAATTGGCGACCACGAACCCACTCGTATCCTTATGTAGCCAATACCTATCCTTCCGTGAAACCCAGTACCGAGGCGTCCGAACCTTCTATTCGCGGTCGCCAACTGTACATTCCCATCAATGCGTGGTTCACACTCAATACACGCTGTGCTTTTCCACTCGCTGCCCTTCAATACAATGAATTAATCATCAATGTCACACTCCGACCCATCCAACACTTGTTCCGGGTGCGCGACGTGTTCGACCATGTCAATTACTTTCCGTGGGTGCGCCCCGACTTCAACCAAGACCGCTTTCAAATGTACCGTTTCCTGCAAACCCCCCCCGCCGATTTCGTCTACACCAATCAAACGCGAACGTGGAATGCCGACGTGCATATTGTGGCAACGTATTGTTTCCTGTCCAATGAAGAAAAACAAGTCTTTGCCGCCAAAGACCAAATCTATTTAGTCAAAGATATTTTTGAATACGATTATTTGAATGTCACCGGTTCCACCAAGGTGAAACTGGAGTCGTCCTCGGGCATGGTTTCCAACTGGATGTTTTATTTACAGCGCAACGACGTCAATTTGCGCAACCAATGGTGGAATTTTTCCAACTGGCCTTACGATGGTGTGATACCTAAAAATGTGTCCCTCGACACCGAGAGCAACACATATATTACGGGGACAGCCTATGGCCAGAATCGACGCCATATTTTGGAAACCTTTGGAATACTCATTGAGGGTGAATACCGCGAGAATGTTCTACCTCGCGGCGTCTACGACTTTATCGAAAAGTATACCCGTACCGACGGTACCTGCAAGGAGGGTTTATATTTGTACAATTTCGGTTTGTCTACCACACCATTTGACATGCAACCCACGGGGGCCTTGAACTTGAGCAAATTTAAGAACATTGAATTCGAGTTTACCACGTATGTACCACCCGTGGACACCATAAACTCGCAGTACAATGTTGTTTGTGATGACACGGGGGTTCCTCTCGCCGTGTCCACCAAACCCGCCTGGGCATTCTACGTCTACAATTACAATATGCACATCTTTGAAGAAAGGTACAATATTCTCTCGTTCATCAGCGGACAGTGTGGCCTCATGTATGCGAGATGAGATCGCAGGTCAAGGCGATTTTTAAGACCAGTGGACATGGCTGCGCTACTGCGACTCTCGCGATTGGTGGAACCAAAACTTTTACTTTGCCCAATATAAAAGAAGATACGTGTGTTGGGTGCAATGGCGGAACTCAAAGGAAATCAGAAGCAACCCGTGCTGTCGAACCCGAAACGCATTCCTGAATTCCAAAGTCTGTATGCGAAGGATGCTGCCACTACTGCACTTGAGACGCTTGAGACGATAGTCGGAGATGATGTCGATACTGCGTATTCCAGAAAAAATAACAAGGCAGGCAATGTGAATGGGCTTTTCGGTATGTTGAAATTACAAGAGGGGTTCCAAGAAGGACTAGAAGCAGCCAAACAAAAAAACTCGTCATCTCCCGCTCCCGCATTGGATACCAAACAAACCGTAGGCGATTTGTTAAAGGAAAAAAAGAAAAAAATCATCGACAAGGTCAAAACTTCCTTTGCTCCCGCTTTGGCGGCGAGGGAAAAGAGGGAGCTGGAAAATAAAAACAAAACTGCGATGCAAAGTGTCAATGATGAAATCGGCAGTTTGCTGGACAGCATCGATGCCCTCAGTCAAAAAGACTTGAGTAAGATGTTCGACATTGACATTTCCGAAGACAACAAATTGGAAAAGGGTGTGAGCGATATGGACACCAAAAAAGTCGTGACTCAAGTCAATTCGGCGGTTGCGCAGCTGACCAATATCATCAAATCCATCCTCAAAAAGGGTTCCCTGTTGGCCCGTCTGGGGGCCAAAAAAACACAGTCGTTCATGTTATCCTGGAATGAAAATGTCCGCACCGGTTGCTACAAAATGGCTCAGGCACTCACGGGAGGCAATGCGACGGATACCGAGGTAAACGTATTTGTCGACCAGACCCAAAAATTCTGCACCGCGTTTTTGATTTGGATGTTTGTCATGAACTGGTATTTCGTCACATTTTTCATCCAGGAAGACCAACGCTATGCCTTTGACCACACTGCTCTCCAAAAATTCAGCATTACCTTGTACGCCCTCTTTGGGCCCAGTTATCGCGCACTACAATGTTTCAACTGGGCGTTGGTCGAAGTTCCCTCCATGTTACGCTACGTGTTGTACAAAAAGGTGATTTTCGTTCTCATGATGTTATTCTTCACCACACTCGTTGCTTCCAATTTCCATACTACAATTTTGACCGACTTCTTCAACTCTCTGGAAGGGCGATATAGCACCTCCGTCTTTTGCGTCTTTGCCATCTTGATTGTCTTGGCCTACGCTCTATGGTTCGTCGGCAAAGAATCGGGATGGCATGAGTGGATGAATGTCTTTCGCAACGTTCCCGGTACCGTCGCCTACTTTTTCATCGTCTTGATTTACCTGATCTTCATCGCCACCATCGGTATTCCCCTCGCCATGTTATTCGTTTCCGCGTTTTTCGTCTTTTACTCCTTTCTGGCCATTTTTGTGTACACGGGGTCCAACACGTTGACAACGTTTGCGCAAATCTCCGACGACATTTCCAACTTGAGCGAAGTGGTCCCTTATGAATTTGACTCCAAAAACGGCTCCTCTTATTTCGAACTTACCAAACTGCACATTTATTTATGGAACCTGGGGTTCAAAGGACTTCGGGTCATTTACGCCTACGCCTTTGAACTCATACTCCTCTACATTTTACTTTTGGGCATTAGCAAATACCGCAATGCATTTCAAGAAGTTCTGAATTCCAAAGTAGCGGCGAATGAAGTGTTTTCAAAATCGGGGCCTTTGGCCAATTCGTTCAAAAATCTCTTTACGTGGTTACTTATCATCAACATTCTGCTCGTCATTGTCATTGTCGTATGGATGATTGGAAAATGGAATACTATTGAAATGTTGAAGTGCAAAGACGATACTCTAAACAAACCGTGGTCCTTTAGTATCACGGATAAGCTCAAGTCCGCCAAGGACTTTGTCGGGAAAAATGTGACTAATTTGGCCAAACAACAGTTGGGGAAAACGCCGGAACAGTTGGCCAAAGACAAGGCAACCCAGGCCATTGTTGACCAAGCCAAGGCGAATCCTGGAGACCTCGCGTTGCAGCGTCAGGCTCAAGAAGCTCAAGCAAAGGATAAAATCGAACGCGAACAGTCCATGAAAGAGTCGTGGGCGAATGTCAAGCAGGATGTAGGCAAAAAGTGGCTCTCGAAAGATGCGTGGACGCCGAGTTTCATGAAGAAACCGACACAAGCAGGTGGTGGGGATGGACAGAGTAGCAGCAGCAGCATGCCTCCCACCTCGGAACCTCCGACGGCAACATTTGTTCGTTAAAACACATATAAAGACAATCTACGTGAAAGACAATATTCAGACAAACAAACAAACCATCATCATGGGAAAAAAAGGTCACACGTCGCAACAGCCTCCTCAGGCTCAAAAAAAGATTTTGCCCTTTGTGAGCATATGCACGCCCACGTTCAATCGCCGGCCGTTTATCGAAACCATGTTCCAGTGTTTTCGCAATCAAACGTACCCCAAACACCGCATGGAATGGATCATCGTCGACGATGGCACCGATAAAATCAACGATTTGGTCGCCAAAGCCAACATTCCACAAATCAAGTACTTTGCCCTCCCCGAAGGAACCAAACTGACGTTAGGCGCCAAACGCAACTACATGCATGACAAGACGCGGGGGTCCATTTTGGTCTACATGGACGACGACGACTATTACCCCCCCGAGCGCGTCGAACATGCCGTCGACCGACTGACTTCCCATAGCAGCGCCTTGTGTGCCGGCTCGTCCGAAATTTACGTGTATTTCAAACACATTCAAAAAATGATTCAGTTTGGGCCCTACGGTCCCAACCATGCCACGGCAGGAACGTTTGCTTTCAAGCGCGAACTTTTGGCCACGTCCAGGTACGACGACCATGCTTCCTTGGCCGAGGAAAAGGCCTTTTTGAAAGACTATACCGTGCCCTTTGTGCAACTTGACCCGATGAAGAGCATCCTGGTGTTTTCCCATGAACACAATACGTTTGACAAACGTCGATTGTTGGATAATCCCGACCCGAGGGTGCTCAAAGAGTCTCCCAAAACGGTACTGGACTTTATCCGCAAACCGTGGGAAAAGGACATTCTCCAATTCTTTATGGATCAAATCGAAGGACTGTTGGCCGTCTACGAGCCGGGGCAACCGAAAATGAAACCCGACGTCCTGAAACAGCTCCAGGAAATTGACGACGCGCGTCAAAAAATGATGGCCGACCATCAACAACAACAACACGAACAACAGATGAATCAGCTTACGCCCATTGCGATGGAGACGCCCGGTGAACCACCCCGTTCCCTCACAATGCAAGAAGTAGCCACACTGATTCAACAGCAGCAGCAGCAACTCCGGGAGCAACAGGACCTCATCCAACAACTCCAACAAGAACTCGCCGCCGCCCATTCCTCAGCTTTGCAGACCCCCGCATGAAAAAACAAAACCAAAAAAAAACAATATAAACAAGTTGACCATACACGTACATATTCCCTACAAGCACGAGGAAAGCCCATTTCCATATCCATACAGATGATTCTTCTTGAACAATCCCATGCCACGGTGGTGCTCGAGAAAGACGGCGGTCCGGCGGAAAAGGAAATCCATGTGGTCATGCAATATTTTGTGCACTCCAAGCCCGAACGCGACGCCGAATTGAAACTGACACTTCAACTCCTGTGTGACCATCCGGACATTACGCGTATTCACATGCTGAATGAATGCATCTATGATGCTGCTGCTTCTTCGTCACTGATGGCGCATCCCAAAATTCACCAAGTCGATATTGGCGCCCGTCTCAAATTCAAAGACGTGTTCCAGTATCTGCGCGAACAGAATATCCAAGGCTACCACGTCATTATCAATTCCGACATTTGTTTTGACGGTACCTTGTCGAATTTGCGCCTCTCGGACTTGCACTGTTCGAAAAAAATGATGGCCCAATTGCGTTACGATGTGACGGACACGGCGAATCTTCTGTCGTCATCGACGACGGCGGACCTGTCCCTGTTGTCCAAACAGTCTGAATTGTTTTGCGGCAGCCTCTATGGCGGACCCGTTGGACCTCGATGTGACAGTCAGGACACGTGGATTTTTCATTCCCGACAGGCCATTCCGCAGCGATTTGAAAAGTTGTTCAATTTCCATTTTGGAAAACCGGGCTGTGACAACAAAATGATCTATTTGATGCGCATGCTGGGATACGAGGTCGTCAATGACCCCGCCTATGTGAAAACGTTTCACATCCATTTGAGTCAAGAACGCAACTACACGGCCAAGGACCGTGTCCCTCCGCCTTACGGTCTGTTGAGTCCCCATGGCCACGACTTTGCTGCGGTCAACCACTTTGACGTAGGCAGCGGCGGTCGGTCTTGCATGGACGTCGGATTTGACGACAATCGCGTCCTGTATGACTACGTCACACGAAAACTGGCGGCAAACGAGGGATTCGTCATCCCACGCATCGCGGGACACGAAAACAACTATGCAGCCTTTGGTCGTATCATCCGCGACCAGTGTGAGGGAAAGATACCCGACGGACTCGCCGACTATTTCAAACAGACCCGTCCCGTGATGAAAAACAATGCGGGCATTCGCATAACATCGACCGCGTCCATCGTAGAATACTCTACCCACTATTTGAGCGCCTTTGAAAACTGCCAACTCTTTGCGGGATGGGAAACTCACGGTCATTATATTCGACACATCCAGCAATCCCACGACATGATAACACAGTGGTATCTTTCATCAGGACAGAGAACCATGTTCTGGGCCTTTGCCTTTGACATTTTCCACTACATTTACGACACGCCATGGACGTGGGCACTGCGGGGCAAACGAGTGTTGATTGTCTCGCCCTTTGAAGAGAGTTTCCGGGAAAAAGTGCCCATTCGCTCCCAGTTGTACGACGGCGTTGACCTGTTTCCCGACTGCGAATTTTTGTTCATTCGGCCTCCGCAAACACAGGGTAGCGAACCCTCCCAAGAGTTTAGCGTCGAACTTGACGGATTCTTGCAGCGCTTGGATGCAATCCGTGGTCAATATGACGTTGCACTTGTGTCTTGCGGCGGCTACGGCAATTTGGTTTGCAATGCGATTTATGAAAGTGGGCATTCCGCCATTTATGTGGGCGGCGTCCTACAAATGTATTTTGGCATCCTCGGTAGCCGCTGGCTGCGCGAACGCCCCGATGTCGTGCGCCTGTTTTTGAACACGCACTGGTCACGACCCAAGGCCTCGGAACGACCCAAAGATTGTGAAGGCGTCGAAGGCTGCTGTTATTGGTAATACCAAGCTTGACCACTGGTACCCCCAAAAACTCCAACGCAAGACCTGGGTTCCCCGCGAATTGGTGACAAAAGAGGTATAAAATATCTTGTCGTAGTAGAACAAGATATGTTAGAAGATGCATGGAAGAGGATAGAGGCGCATTATCGTGACCAACCGAATTTTTGGGTTCAACCTCACATCGATTCCTACAATGACTTTTTGGACGAGGGCATTGCCACTCAGATTCGGGCCTCCAATCCCATTCTCCTGTCCTCTCGCTTCGACGATACAGAGGGGGAGGGGGGAAAACACTTGTCCGAGTGTCGCTTGTACATTGGCGGAAAGGACGGCTTACTCCTCCGTTGTACACCTCCTTCGGAAGAGCAGAGGCGGATTTTCCCCAATGAAGCCCGAGCTAGACGCTTGACCTACGAGGTAGCTCTCTATGCCGACGTTGTCGTGGAATGGACAGAATGGCTAGTTCCCGGTGCAGAGGCCGAGTATGCGCATCTGTTGCTTACCGACAAGCTTCAGGAAAAGGAAATTGGAGACAATGTCGTCGTGCGTCGCCAAGCGTTCGATAACGACTTGTTGGAAGATATGGCGCGTAAAAAGGTGCACGAAGAACTCGCACGGGCGGTCGACAGTCGGCGCAAACTCGCAGTCCTACAGGAAATGACCCATAAGGTGGAGTCTGGAGCATCTTCCTCACGACGAGACGTGAGTGGTAATGGCGTGCCCTTGGTACCCAAAGTGTATTCCACCACGCTACACAATGTTCTGTTTGGACATTTGCCGATGGTTGTCCAATCCAAACCTTGTTTCTTACATGCATTAAGTACAGAAATACGGTTCGGTCTTGGAGAGTGTCGCCATGACGTCGGGGGCTATCTCATCATTGAAGGCCGAGAAAAAGCCGCGCCGTTGCTCCAACATCGCACGGCGCTAACCGGTGCTTCTTCTTCGTTTCATTTTCAAACGGACGCGGTTGGAAGCATTCTTGTGCAACACCAAGACCTTTCGGGAGCATGGACCTGGTGGCCGCTCTTTTCCCTCTTTCGCGCCCTTGGCGTCGAGAGCGACAAGGCCATTGTCCAATGCATTGTCTTGGATATGAACGAACACGATGACCTCGTCGATGCTCTGCGGCCTTCCGTATTCGCTGCTGCTACTGCTGCTGCTGTTGCAAGAATTAGTCCAGCGAAACACCTGGCGCTGGACCCGTATGTGTTGGGGTACGCTGTGTACGAATATTTGAGCTCCTCTACCATTCGACAAACGTCTGTTCATAACAAACACGCCGTGTCTCGCTATCAGGGTATAGGGTCCCAACTGGATCAACATTTTTGCGGTGCATGGCAAAAACAAATCCAGGCGACGACGGAGAATCTGGTCGAAATATTGCAGTATTATAAACACGATTATGACGACAATTTGTATGCCTTGGTCATGGACCATTTCAGAAATGTCGTTGCGAAACACCGTTTCGACAAGGACATGTTGGAATTTTGCCGGTCTCTCCCCGATTTGAACCGCACATCGTTTGTTGCCACCATCCATCAATTGCGCTCCGTAGCGGCGGTGGGAAGCAGCGCGGCAGGAAGCTCCTCGTCGTCGTCCTACGGATTTGTCGACCCCTTTGACGGCACGCTTGCCCTGTCGACGGTGGTGTCCCGCGCCGTTTCCGACACAGATGTGGTCGCGTGGCTCAAACTTCATTGGGGTATGGCGTCTCTGTCCGATTACCATCCGTCGTTTCTCGGGAGATTTTCCAAAGTGCGGGTAAATGGGAAATTGGCCGGCGTCATTGAAACCGACCAGGTTGTCCGAAAACTTGCCCTCTTCCGAACATGGCGACACAACGGCTTGCTCCCGTCTTCCATCAGCTGTTCCCTGGTCGAAAATCGCGTCGATGTGTGGTGTGATGCTGGACGTTTGATGCGTCCTCTCGTACATTCCAACTCTAAGCATAAGAACACCACCTCACGAACGATGATATGGTCACAAATTCTCACGGGGTATCATGAGAAAAAGGAACAAGTCAAGGAACGTCAGGTGTACATGTCCCTGTCCGATTTGTACGACACTACCGAAACAAATCCCAACAAATTGGCACGATTTGAACAAGAAAAGGGCGAGGTTGAAATGCTGGACGAATATGAAACCGACGCCATGGTCTTTGTGGGGGGGGTCCAAGGAACGAAGGGAGCGACACACTCCGAACTCCATCCATCCTTATTCTTGGGATGGTCCAGCCATCATGTGGCCTTTATAGAACATCAGCCCGCCGACGATATTCGACGGGAAATACACCATCTTAGCGGCATCGGTCACGGAGGATCAAGCCTTGCCGCCGTCTATCATTCCAATCCCACCATGCGACTCGATGCTCTTTCCACCTTGCTCGTGGCGGGTCAAACTCCGTTGGTCCAAAACCGGCTTCTCGTGCAACACGAAGATTTGACATATGGTCAAAATATCGTCGTTGCAATTGCCGCCGGCGGACACTGCTACATCAACGAAGGGGCGATGCAACGCGGATTGTTTGCCACCGTTTCTACCGAAAATCGTCTCCTACAACCGGACGATATATGCCCCAGTCATGGACAACAGCAGCAGCAGCAGCAGCGGTTCACCACGACGACGACTCTCGACGGCGACCCCTTGGTTTGGGCGCGTCAAACGACCATGTCTCTAAGGAGCGGCAGCGACGGCGTCAGTGAATGTTCCGTGGCGACACGGACAAGCGGTGGCGGATACGTGTCGTTGCCAGTCGTGAAAGAACGCGACATGCCCTTTTTACCCGACGGCACCCGACCCGATGTAGTCCTGTCCCCCTCCCACGCTTCCACCGTCGCATTTTTGTACGAAATGTTTGTTGGAAAATTTGCGGCCTTGCTTGGGGGGGGTGGTACGTCCACGCCGTTTGAAAATTCCGTCTTTGCCTCCTTGGGAGGCATGGGCACCTTGTTGACGACGATGGGATATCACAGCAGTGGGAATTCCATCTTGTACGACGGTACGACGGGTAAACCCATGGAAGTCGAAATCTTTGTGGGAGTCGTCCACGCCATGAAACGGTTGCCATCCCCCGAGGTGTGCAATCGCCGCAAGGGACCACGCGACGGGACGACACGTCAAGCATCCGCGGAAAACAGTGTCCGGTTTGACGAATCCGACACGTGGGCCACCTTGGGTCACGGTGCCACCACTGTGCTCCACGATGCATTGATGACGCGTGGCGATGAAATCGACATGGCCGTTTGCAACACCTCCGGCTCGGCTGCCTTGTACCAACCTTCCCGCGACTTGTTCTTCAGTCCCGCCGTCGATGGACCCATTCCTTTTCTGGACGATGGAAGGCAAGATGTGCTTCCCACTGTTTCCAAAGATTTCAGTGTGGTTCGCGTTCCCTATGCGTTCAAATTGTTGACGCAGGAAGCGCAGACCATGGGACTCCAGATGCGCATTCTCACCGACGAGGCAGCTGCCAATATCGACATTTGGAAAAAAACTGTTGTTCCAACACTGCATCCGGCAACATCTGGGAAAATTCGTCCACCAAAATTTGTTGGAGGAATGAAAAAACATCAACACAACAACAACAACGCCTCCTTGACTATTCACTTGTTGGAAGAAAAGGAAAAACAAACTCATGCAGACAAAATGTGCACGGACCATGAGGACAACAAGACAGCAGAACCAGCTGAAGCAACAACGTTGTTGGACGACGTCATTGATTTGGACGGTTCATCGGCATCGGACCACCCCATTCATTCCTATCCATCGCTGGTGGTTGCACCACCACCCACCTTTTCGGGTTCCGAACCCTTGGGCGTGGGAACGCGCGTGTGTATGCAAGCCGTCACGGATGGCCACCCGGCACGGCCATGGCAAATTGTACGCGTAGGTGATGCCTTCCTCACGGTGCGGGCCCTCGACACCACCAATCTTGCCGTCAAAGACCAACTCCGCGTCGTCGCCAAATCCGACATTGTTCCAGAAATCGAGATTATTCCTTTCTTACAGCAGCAGCAGATGCAACAACAACAAGCAGCTTTTTATTCTCCTCTTCCTCCGCAGCAGCAGCAGCAGCCTATGGTGCTCCACATTTCTCCCAAATTCGTCAACGGACCCGACAATTCCTCCTCGCACGTCGCCGCCGGATCTGAAGTGCAACAACCACCACAACTGCAGCCCCTGCTGCAGCAAGACCCCTTTTCTTTTCCAACAAACGTCGGGCCATCTGCCGTCGTCCAGGAGCCCCAAAAGTCCAGTCCAACATCCAGCAAAGATGACCCTTTTTCCAAAGGCCTAATTATTGTGAAAAAACAGTCTTAGTTGGCGTCAAAAGTTGTGACAACAATGTCACAAAAAAATCAATCATTCATTTTGTCTTGTTGGAATGTTGGAACGACCCGTTCCTGGAGCCCTGGAAAGAAGTCCCGGGGTCAGAACGACTAGTCACTAGGCAAGTGAAACGGCTGGTCCGGTCTGGTGTCATTCCAACAATCCAACAACAGAGAGAGAGAGCTCTTTCGTGCTTTTCTCACACTTTCTATCAGAAAATCTGACAATGTAAAAAAGTTAAATCATATTTCGTGTCTTGTTGGAATGTTGGAACGACGTGCTCCTGGAGCCTTGGAAAGAAAGTCCCTGGGTCAGAACGACTAGTCACTAGGCAAGTGAAACGGCTGGTCCGGTCTGGTGTCATTCCAACAATCCAACAACAGAGACCTTTCTTTCGTGTTTTTCACACATCTTCCTCAGGTGACGACTTCAAAAAAATCTGACAATGTAAAAAAGTTACAATGTCACATGTTGGAATGTTGGAACGACGACCCGTTCCTGGAGCCCTGGAAAGAAGTCCCGGGTCAGAACGACTAGTCACTGGGCAAGTGAAACGGCTGGTCCGGTCTGGTGTCATTCCAACAATCCAACAATAGAGACCTTTCTTTCGTGTTTTTCACACATCTTCCTCAGGTGACGACTTCAAAAAAATCTGACAATGTAAAAAAGTTACAATGTCACATGTTGGAATGTTGGAACGACGACCCGTTC